GATTGCCCTGTGTATGGTTCCCGCCCGTGACGGGCACACAACATATGGATTCGGGACTGGCCGTCCGGCTCGCGGACGAAGGGGTCCCCCTGCGCGCGATCGCGCGCGCCACCCACGCCCCCTCCGATCTTGTGCGCGAGACGCTGCGCGAGGCCCTGGACAACGGCCACCTGCTGGAGCTGCCGAAGGAGGACTGGCCCCCGGGCTTCCCGCGCGACCAGCGCGCCCTCCAGCTGTCCCGCATGGTCGTCGAGGACAAGGAGGCCGTGCTGCTCGCCCTGCAGCGCGTGTTCCACCTGACCACGACCGAGGTCGGCCTGCTGATGCTGCTGCTCACCAGCCACACGGTGCCGAAGGAGCGCATCAACATGGCCACCCGCACCGTCGACGTGCACGTCTATAATATCCGCCAGCGGCTCGCCCCTTTCGGGGTCGTGGTGTCGACGTTGTGGGGTTACGGCTACCAGCTCTCGTCCAGCAGCAGGAAGAAGATCATGAAGCTTGTCGTCAGGAACGTCCGCAAGGCGGTGCCGGCATGACCCCGAAGCAGTTGAAGGAAGCGATGCGGCGCCAGTGGGAGCAGCCCGGCGTGAACAACCCGCTGAAGCCCGCCTGTTGGAGGGAAGCCTACGGTGATCGCATCATCCCCAACCGGATGTCACAACCCGATTGCGATACGCTCGTCCTTGACCAGGACGAGGGTGTGCCACTTGACCCCCGCAAGTCCCGCTAGCCCCTGCCGCGCGATCGTCTTGATGTCGCTGAACCACGGCTCCTGCCGCCAGCGGTCTGGCACCACCGGGTCGACCACGAAATAGACCCACGTCCCGGTGTCGTCGACCTTGGTGTCCACGACGATCTTCGACATTTTCGGGAACCAGTAGTCGGGGAACCGCTTGTCGAGCAGCCACTGACAATGAAAGTCTCGGCACCTCTCGGGGCGTGACTCGTAGATCGAGCACGCCCCATGCCGGTTCCCCGGCCGGCAGTGCGGGCACCACTCCCAGTCCTTCTTCACCTCCGGGACGCCCATCACCCGGCAGCACAGCGCGCACTCGCCGCAGTGCCGCTTCATTTGCCCTAACCTGTCCTAACCTGTCCTAACCTGCCCTAACCTGCCCTAACCTGCCCTAACCTCGCCTTACGTCCATCCTGCTGCTGTCGGCTGCTGCGCTGCCGGCCGCCGCACCCGCGGCACGATCCGGCGGGCGAACTCTGTCATGAGTCCGCCGTGCACCACCAGCGCGATGTACTGCAGGCAGTCGGCGACGTGCGAGAACCCTTCCTTGTCGAACTTCTCCGGCACCGTGCGCAGCCCGCCGTCGGTGTGCTTCTTGAAGCGGTAGCCGCCGGTCATCGCGCGCGTCAGCCACGGGCACTCGCGCCCGTTGATGATCAGTGCCGGCCCGGCGTTGATCTGCCGGCCCAGCAGCGCCTCGACCGCGCGCAGCCGCGGGTTGATGTCGTTGGTCGGTGCCGGGAATGCCGGGAAGCCCATGCGCTTGAGCGCGTCGAAGCAGGACTCTTCGGCTATCACCCCGCGCGAGACGCCGGACGGGTCGCCCACCACGATCACCTTGCTCATGATGTACTTGTCGCGGAACAGGACAGGTCGTAATTTTTCCGCGATGTGCAGCTCCAGCCCGACATTGGTTGCCGGAACCTCCTGATGAATGATCAATCGGCCCAGATGATCGACCTGTCCGATCAGCGACCATGGATTGCGGCCGAAGTCCTGTCCCACGATCAGTGGGTATCCTGGAATGACCAGGGTTTCTGGGACTACGTGAAACGACGGCTTGAAGGTCGACTTGAACACAGCTTCGCCGGACGGGTCATCGCCATACTGCGCGTAGACATATCGCTTAACCCAGGCGTGATCGCTGCCGTACATTTCAAGGAACTGCTGGTAGTACTTGCGTCCCTGCGCGAGCCGACGTTCGTGGTCGAACGGCAGCTGGCGCGTCTCCTCGGTCTGCAGCAGCCAGTTAAGGTTCTCGGCCTCGCGCGACATCCCCGATGGCTGGACGAATATCTGCCAGTTGGGCCGGGGTTCGGTCATGAATTTGTGCCAGTCGCTGAGTTCAACTGGCATGTTCGTGTCGGCGATGATGCCATACCACGTCGGCACGCCGCGGTTGCCGGAGGGGTAGCGGCCGATGCGGCCCGACACCGGGGCCAGCACGTCGAAATTCATCTCGATAGCCTCCGAAAGCCAGGCGCCCGTCAACTGCATGGACAGCAGCCGGGCCTGGTCTTCGGCGTTTTCCAGCGGAATGAACACCAGCTCTGATTTTACATCTCCGAAGTCGAGGTAATATGTATTTTCTGAAACTCTCCATTCACCCAAGCCTTCAAACCATGACTGCGCGTCCTTCAATACCGTGTCCTTCAATTGCTTCAATGTCTGCCGAACGACTGCCCAACGGGTGTATCGATATCCGTCTGGTGCTTTCGCCTGCGCCATCGACCGCCTTAAAATCTCGATCAGGCAGGCTGTGGTCTTTCCTGACCCGACTGGGCCGGCAGCCACCCGGCCGAAGGCCTCGCTCTTCATGAAGCTCGCGAGCGTCGGCGGCGCGTCGTAGAGGACCGGCATCTATTTCTCTGGTCGCAGCGGGTTGAGCTCGATCGCCACCGGCTTCTCGTAGTGCTCGATCACCGGCTTGCCTTTGGTGTCGGCGCCGAGGTTGATGGTGATGACGAATTTGTCCGACACAGGCTGGTCCGACACCTTGGCGTCCCCGATCCCGGCGTTCTTGCAGAACTGCTTGAAGGTATCGAGCGCGACGGCCATCGGCTCCTTCGGGTCGATCATCCGCTTGCCCATGACCGGCAGCGCCTGTTCGGCGTAGGACGCGGAGATGAGTTTCACGCGGTCTGCCGCCGAGAGGGCCGAATTCCATTCGAGTGTGTAGTGGTCCTTGACCCGCCGGTAGTACTCCGACTTCGAGATCTCGTAGAAATCCTCTTCGGAAATACCGAAGTCGGCGAAGATGGTTTTGTAGTTGCGGATCGCCATCACCATCTCGCGCGCGAGCTGGGCTATGGCGGTTTCGTCGAGGTCTGCCATGGGGCTGTTCTACACCGCAATCGTTAACCATTTCTTAAGATTCTGCCGTTAGCCTTCCCGCCATGGCACTGACACCCCGCTCCCTCGGCCAGGCGAACGTCCTGCAGGTGGTCCCGCCCGCCGCGCTGGAGGCCCAGTTGCAGCAGCAGGCCGAAGCCCGGTCCGCCGCCATGGCTCCGGCCGTGGCACCGATGCCGGAGCTCGCCGGCTACATCCGCGGCCAGTTCGAGATCTTCCGCAACCACCGCAACACCGCCTCGGGGTGGTCCGGCCGGCTGATCGAGGCGCTGCGCACATTCAACGGACAGTATTCGCCCGACAAGATGCGCGAGGTGGCCAAGTTTGGCGGGTCGCAGATCTACGCGCGTCTTTCCGCGCAGAAGTGCCGTGCAGCGTCTTCTCTCCTGCGTGACGTGTACCTGGGCGGCGATCGTCCGTGGGCGATACGTCCTCCCGCGGACCCGGACATTCCCGACGATATCCTGGAGAAGATCAACGCGCTTCTGAAGCAGGAAGCCTCGATGGTGGCGCAGACCACCGGGGCGCACCCGCCGGAGGACGCGGCCAACAAGCGGCGCATCGCGCTGATGGAGTCGGCAGCCGAGGCGGCCAAGAAGAAGGCGGCCCAGCAGGCCAAGATCTCGGAGAACCGGGTCGAGGAGCTGCTGCGCGAGGGGATGTTCTACCACGCGCTCGCGGAGTTCATCGTCGACCTGCCGATATTTCCGTTCGCCTGCCTCAAGGGGCCGTCAGTGAAGATAGTGCCGGACGTCATCTGGCCGCCGGGGGGCGGGCAGCCGACCGTCCAGCAGGTGCCCAAGATGGTCTGGGGCCGCGTATCGCCGTTCGACGTGTGGTGGACACCCGGCGTATCCGATATCGCAAATGCCAACGTCATCGAGAAGTCGCGGCTGACGCGCGCAGAGCTCAACGACCTGCTCGATCTCCCCGGCTTCAACCAGGACGAGGTACGGCTGGTTCTTGAGGAGTACGGCCGCGGTGGGCTGTACGACAACTGGGATACGACGGACGCCGAACGCGCGGTGCTCGAAAGTCGCGAAAACCCGGCATGGAATCGCAGCGGGCTCATCTCCCAGATGGAGTTTCATGGCAACGTACAGGGAGCGGTGCTGCAGGAATACGGAATGCCGGGAGTCTCTGATCCACTGCGGGACTACCATGTCGATGCCTATGTGATCGGCTCGCACGTCATCAAGGCCAACCTATCCCCAAGCCCGCGCGCGCGGCACAACTATTTCATCACTTCTTTCGAGAAGGTGCCCGGTACGCCGGTCGGTAACGGCCTCACCGACATGATCAGCGACATCCAGGATGTTGCTAACGCAACATTACGTTCTCTCGTTAATAATATCTCGATCTCGTCTGGCCCGCAGGTCGTTGTGAACGATGACAGGTGTAGACCTGAAGAGAACACCGATGAATTGTTCCCGTGGAAGCGTTGGCACGTCTCCAACGATCCTGTCGGCAATAACAGCAAGCCCCCGGTCGAATTCTACCAGCCACAGAGCAACGCCAACGACCTGCTGACCGTGTTCAAGGCGTTCGTCGACCTCTCCGACGATGTCTCGGCGATCCCGAAATACATCGGAGGGCAGGCGTCGGGCGGTGCGGGCCGCACTGCGAGCGGATTGGCAATGCTGATGGGCAACGCCAGCAAGATCCTGCAGACAGTCGCGGCCAACATCGATCGCGACGTGTTCGAGGTGGCGCTGATCCAGCTCACCGACCTGATCCTGTTGTCCGACACCACCGGCATCCTCACCGGCACCGAGGACATCTACGTCCAGGGCGTCAACGTCGCGGTGCAGCGCGAGACGCAGCGCCAGAGGCAGCTCGAATTCCTGCAGCACACCGCCAACCCAATCGACATGGACATTCTCGGTATCGGCGGTCGCGGCGAGGTGCTGCGTTCCGTCGCCCAGACCATCGGGCTGGACGGCGGCAAGGTGGTGCCCTCGGCCGAGGAGCTCACCAAGAAGCAGGAGGCCAAGGAGAAGGGCAAGCAGGCGCAGGACATCTCCGAACAGGTCGACAAGGGCATCCAGGAGGGCGTCAACCAGGGCGTCCAGAAGATCACGGCCGAACTGACGGCG